CCGCCAATTCTTCAACTTGTTCCTGCACATGTTTAAGCTCATCGGTCGTCGCGCCAGTCGACAACCGCAGCCGCGTCATCTGTTCCTGCATATTGGCGAAATTTATATAGGAGCGTCGCGTAAATTCTTCGACAGCTACAATCGAGAATGCTTCTTTAATCTGCGATCCGAGTTTGGCGTAGGCTTCGGTCGCATAATTCGCATGTTCAACCGCCTTCTGGCCCGCATCCCGGTGTTTGTGAGCGGTCTCATCAACAGCCTGACCTAATTTCTTCGCCTCTTCAGTAGTAAGCTGAAACCCTCCCCTCGCTACCCGGTTGGCTTGCTCTGCACTGTAGCCATAGCTCTTCAGGCGCTCCACCATTGCCCGAATAGTCGGGTCGGTGGAGTCAGTCGCCGTTATATTTAGATTGGCTCTGTATTCGACGTCACTCACGACACGGCCTTCATCGCTTCAGGCGGCGCGAAGTTGAGATTGACATCCTTCTCCTCGGGCGGGATCACCACCTTGGGCGGCGTCGGATAGCGTTTGACCGGTCCCTCCACGTGCGGGAATCGCGGGTCTTGCTGGTCGCTGACTTTGCTTTCGGTGATGCTGGGCAGCTCCTCGTCGGGCGTCGCAAACGGCCGCCGGCCCTCGTTGATGTCCTTTTGCGCCCAGGTGGCCTGCGCGAACAGTAAGGCGAATGTAACCCGGTCCACGTCCGGCGCCGTGATCTGCCGCAGCAGCCGCTCCGGCAGATCGGTCAGCTCTGCCAGCAGCGCGAGGCCAGACGGGATCTGCTGGCGGCCCCAGCGGATCGAATGCTCGTAAGTAGGCGCGCGAATGATGATCGCCTCAACATCGCGCCCTTCATGCTTAAGCGGCGTAAACAGCTCGACCACGAACGAGCCGTCCCGCCGCATTGCCCAGGCTGCTCCCACTGGTTACACGCCCGGCACGAAGCCGCCAGTGGTCTGGATCAGCGCCGCGACGTTGGTGGCGCCGGTCGAGAGGTAGTTGTTGATGACGGCATTCTGGTCGACGCCACCGATCACCCGGGTATTGGTCGGGAAGTCCCACAGGTAGACTTGCTCGCCCGCGATGTTCAGCTCGTAGTGCATGATGCACCGTATCGAGTAGTTGGTATGCATCACGTCGCCGCGCCGATAGTTCTGCGGATCGGAGCGGCCCAGCATGCCTTTGAGCACCGCCATGGCTTGCGCCGCCTCGCCGGTCGATTGATCGCGGATCACGCCGTAGGCGGTGAAGTAGTTCATCGTGCTGGCCCACGACCCGATCAATTCCATGACCTGCGGCGTCAGGCCGAGCAACACAAACGTGCATTCCAACCGCGCGATGACCGTGGAAATTTCCACGGCGACCGGCGCGCCGCCGGCACGGTGGTCGACGTACTGCATGTCCAATCCCGGCAGCTTCAGTTCTGTCAAGATCAGGTGGTTGCTGTCGGCAGCATTATCGGCCGCCGACCCGCAGAACAGGTTGGCGTCCTCCATAGTCCAGACGGGATTCGGCATTGCTGACTCCTATTGCGAGCAACAAAAAACCCGGCGCGAGGCCGGGCCGATCAGGTTGACTTGTTGGGGTTGGATTAAGCGGCGACGTTGAGCTGCTGCTCGAGCTGGGCCACCATCTGGTCAATGGCGGGCTTGTAGCGCGCGCTCATGGTGGTGATCAGTTTGAGCACCGGCGGCTCTTCGGCGACGAACCCGACGGTCAGGTGACCGAGCCGGATCTCGTTGGCGGAGTTGAGCGCACCGCGGAACGTGGCGTGACCATCGATGATCTGCTCACGTGCTTTCAGCACGCCGAGGAAGTCGTTGATGGTGGTGATGACATTGTGCACCGTCTGCCGATCGATGTTGGCTCGACCGAGGTAGGTGCGCAGCGCCGGCATCAAGCTCAGGTGGATGTAGTCACGCCCGCGCTTGACGTTGATCATTTGCCACAAGGGATCGTCGCCGACGTTGTCGAGGGTGATCGAGATGAAGCCGCCCGAGGAGATGGCGGACTCGATACCGATCAGACCACGGGCGATGATGCCGATGTTGGCCGCCAGCAGCTGCTGCCCTTCGGTGGCTGGGTCAGTCAGGTTGAAGTTGACGGTGCGGGCCGGGCCGACAATGCCCTGAATGGGCTGGTTGGCCCACGAGTGGAACGGCGCCCCAGTAGCGAAGTCGCGCGCCACCGCCAGCCCGATCTCACGCGGCGCCCGCGGCACCACGATGATGTTGCTGGAGACCGGGTCCATGATCTTGACGCCGCCCGAGACCGCGATCAGCCGCTGGTGGTTCATGGTGGTGCGCCAGTTCTCGTCAGCGATCTGGCTAATACCGGCCGACTCCACGACGGCGACGCCGATCAGGTTGTCGAGCACTGCCGGCAACGCTGCGCACACCGGGTTGGCGCCGAGCGCCATGGTGGCAGTCATCGTGCACTGGGTCGCCGCGATGGCGTCGCGACCGCCGGTCAGGGTCGGGCCAGACAGCGACAGGCCGGTCACGGTGGTGCCGAGGGTGAACGAGTTGCCGGAGGCGCCCGCGGTGTCGTCTACGATGTTGATGGTGCCCGTTACCAGCGTGTAGGTGCACTTGCTGATCTGGGTGTCGGCGGTCGAGTTCAGGAACGTCACTAGGCTGTTGAGGGTGGCTGACAGATTGGCGCCGATCTGGACTTGGTTACCCACCGGGGTGCCCGATACGAAGGTGACGGTGCTGCCATTGAGGTTGATGGTGGCCCCGATGCCCGGCTGCTGATTGAAAATCATCGAGCCGGACGCGGCCAGCGCCGTGATGGGCGGACCATCGGGCGGCGGCACGGTCACCAACGGCGCCACCGTCATCCAGGCGCCCCAACTGTCGATGGTGATATCCTGGTTGTGGATCGAGCCGTCGGCCTCGGCCACCACATGCGCTACCGGCTGGATCAGATTGGCGCCGTTAGTCTCGCCACCGCCCGGGGCGAACGTCAACTGATACATGGCGCCCGGCTTATAACCCTGCCCGACCGTGTTGACGTTGAGCGTGTTGAGGCTGTTGGCCTGCTGCCCGGTATAACCAGGTGCACAGATTAGCCGCGGCGTGCAGTACAGCATGTTTGGCGCCTTGGTGAACGCCCACACTCCGGTCTGCAGGATCGAGTTGCCCATCACCTTCGAGATGGTCTGCTGCAGTTTCAGGTTGGCATTGGCGTCGGTGCCGTAGTCGGTGCGAACGATCACAATCTGCGCTGCGACCTGGAAGTCGGCGAGCTGCGCGTTGATGCCGTTGATGGCGTCGGGGATGTAGCCGTCGGTCCCCAGCGCGGTCAGCTTATCAACGTCGTTGCTGTAGACCAGCACCGGCGTGTTGAGCGGATAGATCGTGGCATCAGCCGTCGAGCACGGCCCGATGATGCCGATCACATCCATGTTGGCGCCCAGGACGGGTTTGGCCTGGTCATCAACCTGGATAAACTGTAAGCCGAAATATGGCTGAGACATGAGCCATCCTTTCTTTGGGTATGGAGGAGGAATAGAGGACCGGCGGCTGCCGTCAGGCCGCCGGCAAGTTATCCGCTAGCCAGGGAGGAACGTGCTAGGGGATCAGAACTCTAGGCTGGGCGTCATGATTTCCAGCTCGGTCTTCTCGTTGCCCGACTGGCTGCCACCAAACAGTTTGATGGTGATGATCGGCGCACGGTTCGGTGTGTCGGGCGGATCGGTGAAGAACGTCAGAAGCCGGACGTAATAGTCGCTGTTAGGATCTGGCTGGATATCGCTGACCAGAATTGTCTGCACGCCATCGAGTTCGAGCGTGACATTGTTGAAGTTGATGGCCATTGGTTCCTCATGCAGTCCAGATCATCCAATCCTGCAGTTTCACGTCTGGCAAACCACCGCCAGGAGATGCGTACCAAGCGTGGTAAAAATTCTGCACACCCGGCGCCCACGGTGACTGGGCAGAATAAGTAAGCGTTGCGCCAGGAACCGTATATACCCCTGATGCAGCATATGCGCCGCCTGCCGACATCGAACAAGTCGAAGTATCGCCGTTGATATAACAAGTGCTAGGATAGTTGCAGTTGATGATCGGACCCGATGAATAAACGTAAGTCTGCTGCGGTAGATTAGACAAATTGGGGACACTTGCAGATGGCTGCAATGGCGTGCTTAAGGTCCAGGTCTGTGACGTACCTTCAAAAGTGACCGTGCAACTCACCGATGCGCCATAAGCAACCGTCGATGGCGCGTTCATTCGCAGATAAATCGTGTCGCC